CCATAAGGGGTGGTTTATTATCAACAACAAGGAGAACAAATGATACCAGCAGGACTAAAAGCAGGATCAATGGCACTAAAAATGCTAAGAACCTTATATAAGGCTAAAAAAGGCATAAGAACTGGAGCTTCTACAAGCTCAAAATTCTTAGCGACTAAAGGTATGGACAAATCTGCTAAAGTAGCAGAAGCTGTGGGCAAGAAGGTTACTTCTGGTTCCAGACAAGTAGGTAAAACTATTAAAAAATACCCTAAATCTTCTTCAGCATTAGCTGGAGCAATAGGTTATGACATATTTGACAACGACTAATGGCTCGTGTTAAATTTACCCATTTCGTACCTAGAGAAAAACCGAAAAAACGACCAAGAAGGCACTCGAAATCGTTAAATAAACACAAAAAAAGATCATTTAAGAAATACAATAGGCAAGGAAGATGAAAAGCAACTACTTAATGTTTCCAGTTATCAAAGAATTATCGGCTAAAACGCTGATCAAGGCTAGAAACAAGCGTAACAAATTTATAAAGGACTTGAAAAATCCAAAGTTTAGAGCTAAAGCTAAACTTAAGGACTACAAAGGAGTTTTATAATGGCATCACCAAAACCAAAAAACCCAGCGTTATACGCTAGGGTTAAATCAGAAGCCAAAAGAAAGTTTAAAGTATATCCTTCTGCCTACGCAAACGCTTGGTTAGTGAAAACTTACAAGAAGCGTGGTGGAAGATATTAATGGCTTATCAGGGTGGTCTACGAAAGTGGTTCGCTGAAGATTGGCGAGACGTTAAAACTGGTAAAAAGTGTGGACGTTCAGGTAAAAAAGACAAAGGTAGACCATATCCTGCGTGTAGACCTAAACGAGTAGCTGGTAGAATAAGTAAATCTGAAGCTAGAAAGAAAACTGGACCAAAACGAGTTAAATGGTCAGTAACAGCATCAGGAAGGAAAAGAAAATCATGATGAAAACAATCAAAGCTCCAAAAGGATTTCATTGGATGAAAAAAGGTAGTGGATATAAACTAATGAAACATTCAGGAAAATATAAAGCACATAAAGGTGGATCTTTAACAGCTAAGTTTAAAATACAGAAAGTACATAAAAGTGGCTAAGACACCAGCATGGCAAAGAAAAGAAGGCAAATCCAAAAGTGGGGGTTTGAATCGTAAGGGAGTAGCTTCATATAGACGAGCTAATCCTGGATCTAAGCTCAAAATGGCAGTTACTGAAAAAAATCCGAAAGGAAAACGTGCTGCTAGACGTAAATCGTTTTGTGCTAGAATGAAAGGTATGAAAAGTAAACTTACATCTGCAAAAACAGCAAGAGATCCAAATAGTAGAATAAACAAAGCATTAAGAAAGTGGAATTGTTAATGAGTAAAAGACTAGAAAAATTAGCTGATGATATGATTAATCTATCTCCTGAAGAATCTCAGAAGTTAGCATTAATTGTTAAAGCAAAACTAATGCCTGAAATAGCAAAACAACAGCAGCAAGGATTATTACAACAGGCAAATAATCCAATGATGCAACAAATGGGTAAAAGACAGAATATGAATATGCAAATGCCTAATGCTCGTATGGCTGCACAACAAGGACTATTAAGACAATGATGATGAAAACTAGAATGTTTATAGCTAAATCATTTGCAAAAAAACATTATAAAGGTGCAATGGATGCTATGAAATCTTTATCAGGTAAAGCAAAAAATGAAGCAGCTTTAGTAAAATTAGCTGGTGTTAAAAATTATTCTAAGTTAAGAATAAATAGAATGAAAAAATCTTCTACATTTAAAAAGACAAAAGAATATGCTGGTGTTGCAGTAGGAAGTACAATAGTAGGAGCTGGTATCGGAAGTTTAGCAACACAAGGATATAATAAAATAAAGAATAAAAAGAAAGGATAAATACTATGCCAATGGTTGGAAAGAAAAAATATCCATATACTAAAAAAGGTAAAGCTGCTGCTAAGAAAGCTGCTAAAAAAATGGGCAAGAAAGTTAAAAGGAAGTACTAATGAAAGCAAGAATGCCAGGTAAAGCTATGCTTACAGCAAAACAAAGAACATTGCCTAAAGCATTACAAGAAAAAATAATTAAAGCTAAAAAGAAAAAGAAGAAAAAATGAAGTACCCAGATATAATAGGATCAAGCGATAAAAAGTTTAGAAACTATAACTATGGAAAAAGAACAGGTAAAAACCTAGTTAAATATTCTCCAGTTAAAGCTAAGATGAATAAACTTACTAGCTCTATTAAGAATTTAAGTCTTAAAAAAGGAGTAGTAAAAGGTATTAAGTTTGCAGGTAAAGCTGCAATAAGTCCTCTTTCTTTAGCATTAACAGGTGGTGCATTAGTTGGTAGACAAATTAAAAGAGAACTTGGTGAGCAACCAATTAAAAGAACAGCTTTGAGAAAATATAATAGAAAAGGAATATCGGTTCTATAATGGAAAAAGATATTAAGTTTATGCAATCAAAAGGATCTGCTGAAGATGCTTCTCATGAAAATGAAGTAACAAAACATGGTGGAAAAAGAGAAGGAGCTGGTAGACCATTAGGTTCTAAGTCCAAATCTCTTTGGAAAACAATGGAAGATATGGCAGAGAAGTATCAACATTCTCCTTTAGATTATCTTTTATCTGTGTTAAACAATCCTGCTAGTTCACCTGAACGTAAAATGTATGCTGCTGAAAAAGCTGCACCTTACATTCATCCAAAACTAGCTAACACAACATCTAAGATAGGAACAGATGCACCAATCGAAATCAAAGTCCAATGGCAAAAAGAAAGTTAGGATAATAGAAGTACCTTATAAACCTAGAGAATATCAAACAGAGGTTCATAATAATTTAAGAAGATTTAGCGTACTTGTTTGTCATAGACGATTTGGTAAATCAGTATTATCTATAAACGAATTAATTAAAACAGCAGCAGGTAAACCTAGAGCTTTATGTGCATTCATAGCTCCAACTTATAGACAAGGTAAATCTATTGCTTGGGAATATTTAAAATATTATACAAAACCACTAATGACTTGGGGTGGTAGTAGAAACGAATCAGAACTTAGAATAGATTTATTCAATGGTTCAAGAATACAGATTTTTGGTGCAGATAATCCTGATTCAATTCGAGGTATGGGGTTTGATGGAGTAGTCTTAGATGAATACGCTATCATGTCTCCTAGAGTTTGGACAGAAATTATAAGACCAGCTGTATCTGATAAATTAGGATGGGTATTATTTATTGGAACACCAATGGGTCATAATCAATTCTGGGAAGTTTATGATTATGCACAGCGAGGTCATAAAGATTGGTATGGGAAACTATATAGATCTTCTGACACTAAAGTAATTCCAGAGGAGGAACTGGAACAGGCACGTCAAATCATGACGCCTGAGCAGTATGAACAAGAGTTTGAATGCTCTTTTACTGCAGCAGTGTCAGGAAGTTATTATGGTCGACTAATAACGAAAGCCGATAAAGATGGGAGAATCGGCAACGTGCCTGTAGATGAAAATGTAGGTGTGGAAACTTGGTGGGATTTGGGGATAGGAGATTCAACTGCAATTTGGTTTGCACAAAGAGTTGGAGAAGAAGTACACCTCATAGACTATTATGAAAACTCTGGTGAATCATTAGCACATTATGTTGATGTATTATCAGAAAAAGATTATGCTTATTCAAATCATATAGCTCCACATGATATAATGGCAAGAGAACTTGGTACTGGTAAATCTAGATTAGAAGTTGCATCTGAACTAGGATTAGATTTTGAAGTAGCACCAAAACTTGAAGTAGATCATGGAATAGAATCTGTACGTAATACATTAAAAGACTGTTGGTTTGATAGAGAAAAGTGTAAACAAGGATTAGATGCATTACGACAATATAGAAAACAATGGGATGAAAAGAACCAGGTGTTTAAAAACAAACCTCTACACGATTGGTGCTCACACGCATCTGATAGTTTTAGATATGGATGTGTATCTGAACCATTAGATACAACAGAATGGGATAAGCCAATTAATGTAGATACAAAATATGTAGTATGAAAAAATCAGAACAAGAAATATTATCATTAGTAAGTAGAGAAATTCACAATGCATCAGGTTATATTGGTGGTGAGCTAGTTGCTAGAAGAAAGAAATCATTAGAATATTATTTAGGAATGCCTCTTGGTAATGAACAAGAAGGTAGATCACAAGTAATCTCTAATGATGTAATGGATACAGTAGAAAGCTTAATGCCTTCTCTTATGAAAATCTTTACAGCAGGAGACAATGTCTTTTCTTGTGAAGGTGTAGGAGCTGAAGATGAAGAAATGGCTAGACAATGTTCAGACTACTTAAACCATATATTTTACAAACAGAATAATGGATTCACTTCATTATATACAGTATTCAAAGATGCTTTGATTCAGAAAAATGGTATTCTTAAAATCTATTGGGATAACTCAAATAAAACAGAACGAGAAGAATATACCAGATTAACTGAAGATGAGTTTAATGATTTAGTTGCAGATGGTGAAGTAGATGTAAAAGAACATACAGAGTATGATGAACCTATCACAGATGATAGAGGAGAAGAACTAGATAAAATTAAATTACATGATTGTGTAATTCATAGAACTAGAAAGTATGGACAAGTTAGAATTGAACCTGTACCACCTGAAGAATTTTTAATTGAAAGAAGATGTAAGTCTATAGATACAGCTAACTTTGTATGTCATAGAACTAATAAAACTAAAACTGAATTAGTTGAAATGGGATATGATAAAGAGTTAGTAGATTCTTTACCAACAGGTGATCCTGATTATTTTACAGAAGATAAATTTATAAGACATCAAAACATAGACTTTTCACATGGAGAAGCTGATGGTGATGAATCTACACAAGATGTATTAGTACATGAATGTTATGTAAGAATGGATCTTGATGATGATGGTAAAGCAGAGCTTGTTAAGATTTGTGTAGCTGGTGATTCTAAAAAATTATTAAGTATAGAAGAAATGGATACAATGCCATTTATATCTATGACTCCAGTTATCATGCCTCATAGATTTCATGGTAGATCTATTGCAGAACTAGTAGAAGATATACAGTTAATTAAATCTACAGTTATGAGACAGATGTTAGATAATATGTATCTAACTAATAACAATCGTGTAGCAGTACAAGATGGTCAAGTAGCTATGGATGATCTATTAACTAATAGACCTGGAGGAATTGTTAGAACAAAACAACCACCTCAAAATGTTATGATGCCTATTCAGGCACAACCTATTACAGAACAAGCTAGTGGAATGTTAGCTTATTTAGATTCTGTAAAAGAAACTAGAACAGGTGTAAGTAGAACATCACAAGGATTAAATTCAGATTCATTAAATCATAAAACTGCAACAGGAATGAATCAAGTATTAACTCAATCTCAAATGAGAATGGAGTTGATTGCTAGAATATTTGCAGAAACAGGTGTTAGAGATCTAGCACTTAAAATGTTTGAATTGGTATGTAAGTATCAACAAAAAGAAAAGATTATTAGAATAAGAGGTAAGTATGTACCTATGCGTCCTTACGAATGGAAAGACAGAGTTAATGTTACTGTTCAAGTAGGATTAGGTTCTGGTTCAAAAGAACAACAACTTATATTAG